CTTAGTGAAGCTGCTGATTTCTGGAATGGCGGAACGGTAGTAATAACTTCAGGACAAAATAAGGGCTACAGTGCTCACATTGACGACTTTGCTTCTGGTGTAATTACTTTTTCCCCAGCACTAAAAGAAGCTTGCGATGCTGGAGATACTTTCCGAGTTGTTACTTCTACTGGAATTACTTCAACTAACGTAATTACTTGTTCTGCAGTAGAAAGAGCGGTAGCCTTACTGAAATACTTCAACGCTCCTACCTATGATGGGAAATACTACATAGGGATAATTTCACCATTCGTTCAGTATGACTTCATGCAGGACAGTGCTTGGGTAAATGCCCATCATTACGCTCAAGATACTGCTCTATTTGATGGTGAAGTTGGTAGATGGGGTGGAGTTAGATGGGTAGAGGATACTGACCCTTGGTTAGAAGCTGCAGGAACTATTGGAACTTACAATGCCAATGGGGCAGTTCATCAAACTCCAATCTTTGGCAGACACTCTTACGCTGGAGTTGGAATAGAGGAGGTTCCTAATAAACTATTCATCAAGAAACCTGGTGACCAGGATACTTCTAACTATATCAACGCTTACAGCATGGTAGCCTGGAGAGTTTACTTTGTGCCCGTGGTTCTTAATGCATTATTCGGAGTAACATTGATATCTGGAGCATCGACTATAGCCTAAAGGAGGTGCTCAAATCGCTTTAAAGGGGCGCTCAATTTTAAGAGCGCCCCTTTAAAATAATGAGGTGAAATTATGCCTTTTAAGTCTAAGGCTCAAATGAAAAAGTTTTTTGCAATGGAGAAAAGAGGAGAAATTCCCCCCGGAACAGCTAAACGATGGGCGGAAGAAACTCCTGATATTAAAAAACTGCCTAAAAAGAAGAAGAAAGGAGGTAAAAAGAAGAAATGATACAATCTTCTGGATTAAAAGGTGATTCTGATGTGATTTGCGACGTTCCTTGCAATTATTGGGGCTGCAAGTTAATTAACGATACTGGCAAATCTCCTACATTAACTATTTATGATAGTGAAAATAGCACCACCACCAATAAAGTTGTAATTGGCTATGAACGTTCTTCAGATACTTTAACTATGGGAGGACAAGTATTACCATATCCAGTGCGATGTTTCAATGGTATTTACGCTGAGTTGTCTACTGCAGAAGGAGATTACATTATTTACTATGAAATTATTTAGGAGGACATTATGATACCTATTGATAAAGAAGATTTTGATAAAGCAATTCGGGAAATTAATGGTAAATTAGATTTAATTTTACAGTTATTAATGAACGAGGAAGTTGAGGAAAAAAGAGGTAGGGGAAGACCACCAAAGGATAAGTAGGTGATGTTATGTTAGCTAACGTAAACGAAATATTAACTGATGTAAGAAGCTTAATTAACGAAAGCACAGAACGCTTCTGGAAAGACGATGAAATAATAAGGTGGATAAACGAGGCAGCAGAGGATTTCTCTTTTAAAACTAAATGCTTATCTTCTTATTATTACAAAATATTAACTGAGGACGACATTATAGACGATAGAGAAATTAGACTTAATCCCGACTTTATCGCACTGGACGAAGGTGGAGTTTTATATAACGATAAACCGTTAACTCAAACCTCGTTGAAAGGTTTGGATGAGTGGGGAAAAGACTGGAGAAATAGAACAGGAACTCCTACGCATTTTTATTTCAGAGGAGACTACATTGGTTTTTATCCCAAACCCTCGGTTGGAGATACCGTTGCTTATTATGGTATTGAGCGAGCCCCTTATATGGATAGCGACATAGTTGAACCATTGAGTGGAGACTACAGAATAATTGCCTTGCGGAAATGCTTGAGAGACTATGCGGTAGCTATGTGCTGGTATAAGAAGAATGAAATTGCTAAATATCAGGAAATGATGGCTCGTTATGAAATGAATGTTTTTAATGTGCAAAACTTATTATCTGGTCATAAAAACCAAGGAGCTAAGATAATACCAGCTCGTAGGAGAAGATAATGGCGAAACAATTTTATCGTATTCTTGACAACCTAAGCCCCTCGGAAATGAAATTAACTAATTTACCCCGTAAGCCAAACAGTTTAAACAATATGTTTTTTAATGAGTATGGTCAATTAGTAAAACGCAAAGGATATGAAAAATACAATACTACGTTATTACACTATAGTGAAAAGATACGGGGAATGCATAGATATTATAAGTCTGCTACTGAAAAAGAGTTTTTAGTAGCTTGTAATGGTAAAATTTTTAAACTTTCTGATATCGCTCCTCATAATGGGGTAGAAATAAATACCTCTCTACCTTTAACTTTTAATAAAGATGTTTATTTTGCTGACTTTTATCAAACTTGTTACTTGGTTAACGGTGCAGACGGAATGTTTAAATATAATGGAAGTTCATTTTATAAGGTTGGTATCACCCCTCCGTCTGCACCTACTTTTAATTCGAGAATTAATGGTGCTTTAACTGCTGGTAATTATTATTTTAAAGTAACTTATGTAGACGTAGACGGTTATGAAAGTAATGGTTCTCCATCTTCTGCGGCAATGGTAGCTCAAGCAGACCCTAACGATGGAATAAAAATTAATATTCCAGTATCTACTGACCCTAAAGTAAAAAAAAGAAGAATTTACCGGACTACCATGAATGGTTCAAGCTTTTATTATGATGGAGAGGTAGCAAACAATACTACTACTACTTATTCTTCTACTAAGTCTGACACTCAAATTAGTATGGGAACATTTTTACATGATGACCACAATGAACCTCCAGCTACTCCTCAGTATATTTGTAAACGACGTTCTCGGTTAATGTTAGCTGACAAAGATGCTTTTTATATTTCTCATATAGCCGATGTAGAATATTTCCCTCCAGACTGGGTAATTTATACTGGCGCAAGGCAGGATATTACTGGGATAATTGAGCAACAGGAGAGTATGGCAGTATTTACTCAAGATAGTATAGAAAGACTTATCGGTCAGGATGAAGATAATTTTGAGTTTGTTAATGCTTATTCCAGCGAGGGTTGTATTGCTCCACGTTCATTAGTAAACTGCGAGAACTTATTACTTTATTTGGGTTGTGATGGGATATATGCTTTTGATGGTGTGAGTGCTCAAATTTTAAATATCCCATTAGCTGAATACTTGAAAAATAATATTAACAATACTTATGCATATTTATCTTCTGCGGAGTATTTCGATAATAAATATTTACTTTCTTATCCTAAGGGGACTTCAAATGTCCCGAACGAAACTGTTTATATTGACTTTAGAACTGGTGCTACTGGAGTATATAACTTTGGCTTTAGTTGTTACTCTCGATGGGATAAATTAGGCGATGGTATTCAACTTTATGGTGGAAGTAATACTGTGGGACAAGTATATAAAATAGGAGTGGGGACAAGCGATGAAGGAAGAAATATAAATGCTTATGATGATGTTTGTCATTTAGACTTAGGTGTTCCTGAGCTTAAAAAGCTTTTTTATGCCATATGGATAAAAGTAATTTCTACTGATGGGGAAAACTTGAGGGTATATTATCAAATAGATGATGATGAAGAAACTTATCAAGACATAGTAATGGATAAAAATACTGAGAAATGGTATAGGATAGCTCTACCAGATAGTTGCAGGGGAAGAGCAATTAAAATAAGACCATCGGTAAATGATATATATGATATTACTTTTTGTGGGTATATGCTTGAGTTCGACGTAGAAAGTGGAGAATACTAATGATTGGCTTAACTGACGAGAATGTTTTAGCTAACACGATTCAATCAATAAAAGATTTGCTTTATGGTGGTTTAACTCAGCGGAACATGAAGTCTATTAGAACTTATTTTGTGGTTAATGCAATGGATAGCCTGGATAGCAATTATCCTATGTATGTTCCATTTAATATACCAGCTGATACGGTAAAAGTTGTGAGTGTGTATGTTAATTTTACATTATTGCCCTTTAGAGCATATTCTAAATCAGCGGCAAGTGCTCAACAAATGACTACCAGTGCAGGTGGGGGGACGACGGTTACTTCCAGTGCGGGCGGTGGACAAACAACGAGCGCAGGTGGGGGAACTACCATTACTTCTACTTCTGGTGGGGCAACAACTACCAGCGCAGGTGGAGCAACTAAAGTTACCTCTGCTGCTGGTGGTGGACAAACTACCAGTTCAGGTGGTGGTGCTACTACCAGTAGTGGTGGAGCAACTACCACGACAAGCGCTCCTGATACGGGACACTTTCACATTGTTCCTGTTAGCCATTCATCTTCTACATCATATCCTATTG